ATAGTACTCCTTTAACTTGAAAAGTTGAGATACGCCAGAGGGCCAAGGTTGGCAGAAGCCCAAGCGTCATATGCTCGTGCAGCTTCTTCTGGCGTTTTATAACGACCCAAGTTCACGGTGCCCCGCACATCATCGCAGTGTTTTGCAGACCACTTATTGCGGCTCTTATCATAGGAAACTCCCTTGAAGCCGGAAGTTCCCATAGGGCCACGCCGGATGGTATTCTCACCCTTTGTGACGATCCGCAAGTTGACTTTTGTGCAGTTCAACCCGTTATTATCTGCGTGGTCGACGATATGCTTAGCCTTAGCCTGCAAAACAAAGCGGTGCAGATACACCTTTTGCCCTGCAATCCTTGTCGCCGCATACCAAGTATTTCCATTCCGATCCGCATACCAGTTGAATTGCGCGACGGCTTCGTAATCGTCTGGATCTACCAGAGCAACTTTTCCCTGGGTAAGAGGAATCGTGCTCATCACCCGTTAATCCTCGTCCATGAGGAGTTCGTTCGCAAGCTGCTCGAATTGGTTCGAGGAGGTCACGGGGCGCTGTCCGCCACCGCCGCCTCTCACCGGAGCAAACGGCACAGGAGGCACAGAGGCAGCCGGCGGCTGCTGAAAGTTCTGTTGCATCTGTGGCGGTTGCATATTCAGAGCTGCTCGCACCAGGTTGCCGATTGCACGAGACGCTTCCTCCGGCCCTGCGGTCGGATTCATCTGCCGATAGGTCGAGCCTAACTGGAGAATGACCGGCTCATAGCCAGGATCAGCCAGATCCGGATTGATGCTGGAAAACAGGTTCTTCGCACGACCCTGAACCTCAGTGTGCTGTTGAACCTGCTGCATCATAATCGGAACCATAGCTTGCATCGCGCGCATTGAGTTCTCGAGCACCTCCATGTGCACTTTGGCGGCCAGTTTCGGAAGGACAAGCTCGGGCTCGGTGAGCAGGGCGGCACTTTCATCTTCGCTGAAGGTATAGTGCTTTTCCAGTTCACCCAGACGAGCATCCCGCCAACCCTGGTACTCCTGAGGAGTGGCCGTCCCCGGCTGGGACGGCGCACTCTGCGGAGGGGGCGGAGGAGCTGATTGAGCGGGGGCGGAAGGCGCCGCTTCTGGTGCTGCTGCCGGAGAAGAGGGGGCAGCGGCAGGAGTCGGCGCAGCCTGAACCGGAGGCGTCTCAGGCGCGGAAGGCGTTGAAGTTTGAGCAGGGGAGCTCGTCTCAACAATTTCCAGGTCACCTTCAACATCCGGCTCATCAAAGCTGTCATCCAAGCCCGCCCAATTAACATTGGAGTCATCGGACGAATCCGACAGCCCCTCCGCGGAGTCAGTGCCGCCTGAGGCGGAGCCGGCTTCGGCGCCTTCCTCAGGAGCTTGCAAAACGTACCACTTTTTCCACATAATCATTCCTCTCCAGTCTTACTACGAAGATCCTGCTGGATAGTGTCCAGCATCCCATTGAACGTGTTCTGGAGAGATAGGCGTCCCTCCAACATCCCCTTGCGCCGTTCGAGCCGGTAAACGTCCGCCTCAGACACTACCTCCGAAAAGATAATTTCCGATTGAAGGGAATCTACCTGGGCTTGGATGGCTAACATGAGCCTACGCCATGCCGCGTTCGAAGTCAAGAGTTCAAAGGTTTGCTTTAGTTCCGACAAGGTCAGATCGTCTGGTTGCTTTTCAGTGGTCATTTACTTCTCCTGGTTAGCCGGTGGCGCCCATGCCAGGGATCTGGCCCGGCTCCATCGGGTTTGCGGTAAGGGGGTTGCGTCCTGCTCCCCCCATCGGGACTACATTGCCCATCTGGGCAGCTTGCTGCATAGTGCCGTCAGGGACGACATTGATGCGGAAGCGATTCACGTTCTTCAAGCCGCCCAGCTGTGCAACGAACGCGAAGATCTTGCTGATGTCGTACTGCTCCAGCGCGCCTGGAACCCGAGCCATCGACGCCATCATCTGCTGCCAGAGGTTCGCCTGAGCAAAGCGATCCACAGGCATCGTGCCATCCACAGGGACGAAATCATACATCCCTGCAATCATGTCCGGAGTAACGTTCATGTACTTCTGCATCCAGAGCGCCTGATCCCCGACGATGCGGAACTTCTTCTCGCCCGTGTAGAGTTGCTGCGTAGCCATCGACAGCTTAGCGGCGAGCGGAGCGAAGCCCACGTTGGAGAACCACTCGCAGTTCGTCTTCAGGCGGTTGATACCGAAGGTAGTGGAGGAGCGCACTTCGGTTGCAGTTTTGCGACCACCAGTATTCACCGAGCCCATGACATTGTCGCTGACGCCGGTGATGCGCTGGGCCAGCTGGGCAACGTAGTCGGAGTCTTGGAGGTTGCTTCGCGTGATGTCCTGCACCTGGAACTGCTGCATCATCGTGCGCAAGTCTTGGCCATAGGCAGCGGGTTTGAGGCGGATCATCTTCCCAGGGCCAGGCTCTTCCAAGTCCCGGATGTTGATCTTGCTAGGATCGACCAGGAACATGTTATTCAGCGCCGCGCGCACATTGTAAAAGTGGGAGTTGAAGAGCCACTCCATTGTCTTGTTCATCGGGTCAAGAATCTCGAGCATCGACCTGTTGAAGACGTTGTACCCTTCCACCTCGAACGGCAGCACATCGAACGGGTACTTGTTGTGCACGAGGCCCAGGGGTTGCGCGGAGATAACAGTGCTCTTGTTAGCGATGGTGAAAACCCACTTCTCCGGCGCCGTGCTCTCGCCCAGTCCCAGATCACGCGGAATCAGCGTCCAGTGCATTTCGTACTTGTCGACCATCGAGGGCTTGTCGTCATCCTCGTAGATGCTCGGGCCATCTTGCCCAGGGAGGTTCGTATCGCGGCCGATGCCGCTGTTCCGATCGCTATCCCAGAAGTCCCCCTTGCCATCTTTGCGCACGTAGTCCAGGTTATAGTACTTGCCCGCTGCGCCGCCGCCCGCAACTGTGATCCAGCCCACCTTGTCGAAGACAATGCAGAACTCGCCTTCCTGGAAGCGGAGCAGAGGGACGCGTGGGTCGTGATAGAAGTCCTGGGGGCGAATATTATACAGCCGATTTCCCTCGTACCCCGTCAGCACCTGCTCTTCCAGCACCTGCTGCTCGGTGCCGGGAATCGGCACCCCCATGAAGGTCTTGGGCTGTTTAACGTACCGCTGGAGCTTGTACTCCTCGCGATCCCAGTAGTGCCCGATCACCCCATGCGAGTACTTGCCCACATCCATCAGCCAGATAAACAGCGCCGGCATGTTACCGCCTGCGGTCATCTGATAATCCAGCAGGGACTCCATCGCCATCTCGGCATCCTGGGACTCGCCGTGGCGGCCCTTCAACTGGAAGATGGGATCCCTGGCCAGGAACACGGAGGTATAGTAAGTGTGCGCCGTGAGCAACATCGCATAGCTGTACGGGACGTTGATAGTCGCATAATCCACCGTCCCGCTCTCCCGCTTTGCCTTGCGAATATTATCCACCTCACGCTCCGGCATATAAGCCTGGAACGTATCCTCAGCATCCTCCCAGCGTTCCTCGCGCTTCTTCCGCTTTTCGTCCCTGGCCATCTCGAGCCGCGAGCGGAAGTGCTTGATGACGGTCTTGTGCAGCTGGGAATTGTACGGAATCTCTTTGATCCCGGGCAGCAAATTCGCATTGGCCATTACGGCGCTCCTCTAAAATTCAGTTTAGGCAGGGAGTCATCATCAGCGACAAACTCCCCCTCGATCCAGTCTGAGACGCCTTGATTCTCGCCCCAGGTAATTCCCATCGCTACCGCATCCAGCACGTCGTCATGCATTTGTGCAGTCGGGCTGTACTCCACGAACTGCTCGATGAACTTCGTATGAGACGGGCGGCACCACAGCCTCTGGTAGCCGCTGGTCTCGCCGAGCGCCTGGACGATGCGATCTGACTTGCGCCGCCGATCCTGCACCTTATACACCGGCAGGAAGAGCCGCTGCTCCCGCATAGCCTTCTCAATGAACCAAGCGAGCACTCGCTGATACGCAATCGTCTCGACGACAATGCCGAGCGGCCTCCACTTCCTCACGAATTCAAATATGGTAGCTACAACCATATCAGGATCTTGGCCCGTTGCGGCCTTATAGTCGACAATATAGACATTGTCGCTGTGAAAGGCAAGCACTGCTACTACGTTATCGTCGGCGTCTTTGGAGTCGCTCGAAGCTGGGTCAATCGAGATGACGTAGGTGGCCCGCTCAGGCAGCGTTTCCCACATCTGGAGATTGTCTTGGCGGAAGCTGGCGAGCTCTTCCGAGATCACCTTGCACTCCTTCTCCCGCATCCAAATGGCAGTCCGGCCCACAGTAATGGCGGCTGCCTTAGCGGAGCGCAAAGTATCAGTGGGGTATCTGTCCGGCCAGCGCGACTCGCCCGTCTCATCGAATACGCCAAACCTGAAGAACTTCCAGTCGGGATCCTTCTCACAAGTCTCGATCAGGTCGAACTTAGACTTGGGAGTATCCAGGATAATGGCCTTCGCATCGGGGGCCTCAGAGGCCGGAGCGAGCGAGTTGAACAGGGCGCCGAAGACGAGATTTGTTTGCTTGTTCCGCTGATCAGCACTGCCGGCTGCCTCGTCCGTGCTGGTGTCGTCGCAGATGATCAGGTCAGGCCGGCGATCATCAATATTATAGCCTCGTAATTGCCCCGTTACACCTAACGCAAGCAAGGTAATCGGCTCCTCTTCAACTCCATGCATAATTTCCACATGGTCATCAGTCCACTTCGACCCTTTCCTTAATTGAAAGGTTTCAGCCCACAGACGATTATGCTCGACCTGCCGCTTAATCCAGCGCAGCGACAGAATGCTGTGGCCCTGGGAGGCCGAGACAAAGAGAATCGTTCTGGAAATTCCGTATGCAATCCGCTGACTAGTATATGCCCTTAGCAAGGTAGTCTTTGCACCATCTCGAAAAACCTCAATAGCTACGTTGCGATAGTCTCGATTATTGAGCGCTCGCCCAATTTCATCATGGAAAGCTGGGGACACTTGCCTGAAGGCTTTAGGAAAAAACAACCTGCCATAACGTGTAAGCGACGTGGCCCCCAGCCTAACAGCCTCTTGAGGAGAAAGTGCAACGCGCTCAGACATGGGCAGCTTCCCAGGATTTACGAGCGCAGCAGGCTTCGAAGAAGTCTCGCCCATAATACAGAGTTTTACGATTTCCCTCTGCCCGCCAAAGCTTACGCCCGATTTCCAGAGAAATCCCTTTTACCCCTGATTTATTATCCTTACGAGTCCGCCGATTTTCAGCCTGAACTTGCCGCGTGGCCCAAATACAATTCTCCGGAAAATATCCAAGATCGTTATTAACGCGCTCGAGGGTAAGCCCTTCAGGTCGCAATCCCATATCCGCGAGGAATTGCGAAAACTGTTTCCAACGCGCCGACACAGTAATACCTCGTCCCCCATAATCAGGAAACTGAGGATTCTGAGGATTCTCGCAGCGCTGCCGCAGGTTGTTCCAACATTCATAAGTCCTGATATATTGCGGAGACTTATCAGTCGAATAATTAGCCATTATCTTCTCCTAAGGTTTCCAAATATGAACTTTGAACGCATCATGAGGCATGTCGACCTCGTTGGCCAGTACAATCCTTTCCGGAAACTGCACTGCAGGATCAAACCATTTCACCACTTCACACGCCTCAATTTTCCAAAGATGCTCTGGAAAAAGATGACGAAGTACTGGGCCATACAAGTGCCTGACTTGCCACCAAGCATCTGTTGTATGCTGATACTTACATTCGATGAGAACAATGCGCCCCTCGGCCGGCATAAACAGCAGGCCATCGCACTGACACCAGCGCCACTTCCCATCCGCCAGAAAGCGCAGCCAGGGACTCGCCACATAGAGCCCGCCGTAGAGCCGCTCCAGGTACTCATGCACCTTCCGCTCGTACTTGATGCC